AATAGTGTATTTTCAGATATAGATTTTCCTTTTCTAGAATTGGACATTCTCTGTCTAGTTTCTAAAGAGGCTTTTCTACCTAATGCTTTTTGTCTTATCTTTTCTTTTGTCTCCTTAGAGTGCTGTCTATCAAAAGTTCCATCACCACCAGAAGTTCTATTGTATCCTTTTTCTCTATCTGTTGACTCATAGAATGAAATCCAATATATCTCTCTTTCTTTTAGTAGTTCTTTCGTTTCGCAAACTTCTACAGTCTGGACATCAAAATTATCCTGGCCATGTTTATTTATTGACCTATGTATTGGAAAAGAGGAGCCAGATCTAGCCTCATATAAATGATGCAGAAATCTAGTTCTGACTCCCTGTATTGTTAATCCAATATAAACTTTTCCGTTTATTTTATTTTTTATGCAATATACTTCAAACATATTTTAACTAATTGGTTATACTATATATAACGAGCAGTATCCATCATTTTTTGTATGTTCATGAAAAATAATTAATTATAGATACTATTAATCGTTTGAATCCATTAGCAATTCCCCACACGATCTTGGGTCACGTACCATTATACCAACTTCACCTAAGAAGTGTACAGAGTAACCGTCTTTAGCGTTAGAACGAAGCGTGCTGATTGATTTAGCATAACCTGCTCCTGGAGCTACAGAACCGCCAGTATACCACTGAACGAATTCACGACCTTTACGTACTACTTTTACAATGTTAGCTTCACCATCACGTACACCAAAATCAAGGAATGTGAATCTATAAGACTCAAGTGGTTTTCCAGTAATTGGGTGTAATTTACGATTGTGAATTAAGTCATCATACAAAGGTAAGTGTTTTACAGTAAGTTCAATACCATTAGTCATACGATAAGTGGTAAATTGACCACCTAAGGTAAGCTCTTGACCTGAACCTGTAATAAATTTAGTATCTACTGTAGTAAATGCAGCTACTTTTTCTTTCAATACTCTGTCGAATTCACGCATTCCCATCTCGCCAGTGAAGGCTACGAATTTGCGTTCTCCTGCACCTAACATATTGTAAGACATATCAAACAAGAAGTCTTCCAATAAATCTGCAGTTAATTCAGTATAGTATCTACGGTTAGCAGGAGCAATCTGTTGAAGTAAGCCAGCGCCAATATAAACTGGACGTCCGTTAGTCCCCATCAAATCAGTAGTACCATCTGCGTTAGCATTGTATTTAGAATATACCAATTGTCTCTCAAGGCGTTTGTACCATTCACGCATTGCTTTCCATTCTTGGAAATCAGACCACAAGTATGAAGTCTTTCCAGTTTTAGGATCTTTCAATGCAATAGCAAGAACTGTTGAATAAGCAGAACCAGTAATATCATACGACAAACGTACAGTAGTTAAGTGATTGTGCAATTTAACATGAGTGCTATAGTTGATGATATCAGCTTCTTCTGAGTATTCTTCGTAGGCAGAACCTAAACGAGATACTTGAGATCCAGCAGCTAAAAATTCTGCAGGTACGTAAGATGTAGCTTGACCATCAGCAATGAAGCAGGTGTAAATCCATTCGTTACCATCTTGGTAAGGAGCGCCAGATACGCGTAATTGATATTCTTTGTCATCTAATTCGATGATAGCACCAGGGCCAACATTGTTGGCAATTTAAGAGAGTTCGTTAATCTCTCCCCATATGGCTGCATGTCTCCATGCAGATTAGACTATATCTTCATCCACTTGGGATGTTTCACATTTCGACCCACTTGGGCCTACGGACGAGTGTCCTAGTCGTTGAACCTTCAGATATTCTGAATTAACCATAAGTCCTTTAAATAAACCAGCTTTAACGTACATGCCTGTATTTGCATATTTTGTTAAAATTGCTTTAACATTCTTTTTTGAACATTTAAATTGGGATGAAATTTCATCTATTCCAATTATAGTAAACTCGCTGTTATTATAAACATTTTTAAATGTATATCCTTTCTTAACGAATGTTCCGTCTGAATTTCGTAAATCTGTTTTATATATATTATTGATTGAATGTTTCGTATTTTCAAGTGGTGCAACCCATTCTAAATTAGAGAACATATCATTTTGTCTATCAAAATCTATATGATTTACTTGTGACTTATTTTCTGTATTGGTATTTTCTACAAATGCCTCGGCTACTAATCTAGCTATTCTGTATTCGTATTTTCCATTTTCTCCGTATAAACAAACTCTATTATAACCGTCCATTGAAAGTCTTGGTCTTAAATAATTTTGTTTTCTGTGAGAGAATACTTTTCCATCTTCCGATATCGAGTATAATGTTTCCCAACCAGTTATTGGTTTCAGTAATATTTGCTTGGCTGCTGATTGTCCATTTTGTATTTTCATATCTATAATTTTAATTTTCCTCTATGGGTTAAAATTCTTTAGGAGTTTCCAGTCAGTTAGTGAAATTTATTTATCCTAGTATTACTACTAAGCGTGGCTCAACCCTGGTAGTCAACCACTTGTCTTCAACAGAGATCAAGATTGGGCTATTGCCTAAACCTGCTTTGTTGGTTGAGTCGCTTGGAGCAGAGCCATTACAGCTAGCTGAACGAATTGTTACTGCGCGATCTGAGTCGATCATTACTGACCATCTGAATTCACGTTGATCGATTACCATTGTTTTACCCATACCTCCAGTTAAGAAGTCGAGCATAGAACCTTGATCTTTTGTACCGAATACATATGACACAACACTCGCTACTTCGTGAGGCTTAGTCAACAATGCATTAGACAACATGTTCTCATCAACTAAGTCAGAGAACCATTTGCCACGGTACAATTGTAGGTTATTTAAAATTCCATTTTCCATATATAAAATTAAGTCTTATTTTTTTATTTGGGTCTGTTTAAAAGTTGTTTTGAGGCTATTGACCATAGTGGAGATGGAGACCCGTTATCTATTCTTTGTTTTGATCCACCCACCTTATTAGATGTTAATGTTTTTCTGAGTCTGTCTACAGATGATGTCTCACCAGTCCTCCTAGCACTATCCAGGAGTTTATCTCCCTTCATGGTGAAGTATGCCGACTCTATTAAGTTTTTAGTTGACTTTGCGTAGTCTTTTTGATACTTAGTTCTTCCATCAGATTCAACCTTAAAGATATACTCCATTAATTGGCGTTTATCTTCTTTCGGGATCTTGATGCCACGTATGTCTGCAAGCGCCCCTATTTCTTCGACAACGTTCGTGTAGAACTTTTGTTGATCTTCTTGCGCACGCTTAGCTTCAATTTTCTGCGTTTCCAATAGCTCTTTACGACGTTCCTCTTTTATCTCGATAAGTGGATCTATAGCATCATTTGCTTCATCTTCAAGAATGTCAGCATCTTCATATTTCTCTAGTTTACGTTTGATTTGAGCCTCAGTATATCCTTTTTCTTTCATGAATTCTGATACAACTAACTTTTGGTTTTCTAGTTTATCTAAGTCTAGGGTGCTATAATCTACATCGCTTGTTGCTTTAGAGAAGTAATCTTGAATATTACCACCATTTTTAACAAACTCATCAATAGCAGCTACTTCGTCATTAGCATATTCTGGTTTAGAACTTTCTTCGATAGCAGACTTCATATACTCAACTAGGTCTTCTACAGACTTTGGTTTTTCTTCTGCGTCTACATCTCCCCATCCAACCTTCTCGGCTAATACATCAAAGAATGCTGATACTTGCTCTGTTTCTGCAGGATCTGTATCTGATTCGGCATTGTCTTGTATATCTTCTTTCTCTTCATGATAATTACCATCAGTCATATCTGGAATTAATGGATCAGTATATTCATCTTCTTCATCATCCATATCAATGGGTTCAGTATCTCTACTATCTGGATCATTTGGATCTGCTATGATCTCAACACCCTTCATTTCTTTTGCAGGTTCATTCGTACCCATTTCATCAAATATGGCCGAGAATCCTCCTAATGTTTCATTATTTTTTTTCATAATTATATTATTATAATTGTAATTTGTTTTGTATATTGTATTATAGCCCGTAGAATCAACGTAGAAGCTATTTTAAAGCTCTCTAAGACACTATCTCTGTAAAGTAATACATTTGTATCATTTAATAATTAAGTGCCTTAGAATGGCTTAGAATGCATTTATTTAGTTTTAGGCTTAACCTCTTTTAGTCCAAATAATCTACTAGGCTTTAATAGTCTAACTTCACTAGTTAATAGTCGTCCTACAGGAGTTGCGTTTGATCCCTTTGGTATGTTTGTACCAATTTGCTCGGGAAGCCACTTTTTGCCTTTTGTTCCTATCCTTTTCATATTTTCACTAGCGGTCTCTATAACATAGTCTCCATAGTCGCTTGATCTGCCACCATACTTTTTTGCAAGTTTATCAGAAAGAACTTTTCCTTTTGCGAAATATGGATTTCCACCAGCTCTAGATCCGGCATCTAGTTTTTCCAACAATGTCGGGACCCTCCCTTCTGCCCTTGCTATATCGCCGAGACTTGGTTTGGATTTTACGCGGATAATTCCAGATTCGACTGCGTCATCTACCATCCCTTTAGATCCAGCTCTATAATACTTATTTGGGTCTATCTTAAATGTCCATGGTGCCTTATTGTAATATGTGTTTTCTGCCTTGTTCAGCACTCCTCTTGCTACGTCATCAATCTTCGATACTATTTTTTCTCCAACTTTAGTAGATCCAAATCCACCTGCCATAGATAATAAATCAAACTCAGGAGATTCATTTATTAATGCTGGATTAGCGGATGGATTAACTTTAGACTTCATAGTTTTCTTATCTAAAAGAAATTAATTCGTAGTATTTACTACAGGATCCTTAGTTAATCTAACTGGAGACACTCTAGTATTATCCTGTGCAACTGACTTGCGCCAATCTTCTGTGAGTTTAGTGCTTGTCTTTGGTATAATTTTTTTCTCTGCCATATTATTTTCCTGATACGGTTTTATTTTTAAGAGCAGTTCTAGACTTTAGCTTCTCGCGTTCAAGTGCTGCCGAGTCTTTCAATTTCTGTAGTCTTTCTTGCATCTTCATCTTATCTCTTTCGAGTTTGATTTTATCATCGTCCAATGCTAGTCTTCTCTTCTCTATTTCCTTCTGAGCATCTATCTTCTTATTCTCTAGTTTGACCTTATTGTCGGCCTCTCTTTGTTTTTGAAGTTGCTGCATTTGCCTATCGAATACATTAGAGTCTAATTCATTTTGACGTAGAGCTAAATCCGCTATCTCCATAGGGTCTGGTATGCCATTAGCATTCTGATCCATATCTTGAGCACCTCTATAGGCCTGCATTTCTGCTACTGCTATACGAGTCTGATTATCCATGTCGATCTTATATTTATCAAGCTCCATTTCGGCTTGTCTAATCTGCATTTCTTGTTGTTTGACTTCGTTCTGCATTTGTATAAGTTGACCTTGACGTTGATTGTCAGCATCCGCTGCAGCTTGTTGTTGTTCTGAATGCATCTTCTCGATCTCACCAAGCTTCTGTTTAATCTCAGTAATATTATCCATGGTCATAATCTCTGCAATATCCAATAAGCCTGCACCATTCTGCATTGCTGGTTGGTATAGAGATTTAATTGCTTCAAGCATTTGAAGTTCTTTAGACGAATCTGTAACAAATATATCAAAGTCTTCATAAAAGAACTTTGGTGTTAATGTTAGGAATGCCCTAGTTGAATCATTTAGTACGTATTGTAGATGAGTCTTCTCTGACATTACCCATGCTTCTTTTGCTGTATTTAAAAGCATTCTAAGCGTGTTCTTTTTACATTGATTATGTAACCAGAAGATAGGTTCAGTTATTAAAGATGATTGAACTACAGATCTCTCTACAGCTCCTACAAGTTCTCTATTCGATATAGCCCCTTGTCTTTGCCTATTGACACCAGATAATTCGCCAGCCATCTCTTCTATCTTAGATAAGATATCTATATATTGACCAATTACGTTTGCCATAGTTAAATCTACAGCAGCAATCTGATTAAACTGACTTGATTTACCACCTTCTCTACCAGGTATATCCCAGCCTTCTTCATATGGATTAACAAAGTTAACACCTACTGCAGATAAGTAATGCATCCATTTAGCCGCATCTATATTCATAGATTTAGGTATCTGGGTTATATCCATTGTAAGTACCTTACCTTTATCTCTTGCTAGTGCAAGTTCTAATCTATACCATATAATAATATACATATATTGTAGTGGTTTTAGAATAGATACCAATGATTTAGATGGCGAGTTTGCATTATTATATATGACACCTGAGTATGGTAGTTTCTGTGAATTAACACTATCAGCTGATATATGTTGGTATTCTAATGGTTGTACACCTACAAATAGATCTTCTCCAATTCTATAACCCTCCCATATTTCTATACACCACTTCCACTCTATACTAATTTCGTTTCCAATAGACAGGTAATCTTCTGTTACTGTAATCTTCTGTGGTTCACCATTCTCATCTGGAGCAGTTACAAAGCCAATCTTTTTAAATGATTTCCAAACTACGTGCCATAGATTAAGTATATTATTATCATTGATAGCATCGTTACCTGGACCTGTTACTGATTTAAAACTTGTATGCATGTAATCCATTCCTGATGGCATTTGCTTTCCATACTTGCCAGAGCCTGGATCCTCTCCTACCATTTCTAATAGTTGATCTAGTTCTTTATCGGTCATTTTATCATACAATCTATCATATATTTCTGTATAACTCATTCTCATTCTGCGTATAGCCCAGTCTCCGTCTTCTATAAATTCTAGATCTGGTGAATTGTCATGAGCAAAATACATTGGATTAACATGCTCTAGATGTGGCTCCCCGTTAAGTATGCCATTGTAATATACTTCTTTGCCTGCAATTAAAGCATCTTTGAATCCTTTAGAGAATTCATGTTGTAGATTAAGCTTTTCCTTTAAGTAATTAAGCGAGTGATATGCAGTTGATTCTGCTATATCTTTATAATCTTTAGAGATAAACTCTGTAATGTTTTCAGGTGGAGCAATCTCTCCTGTAGATAATCTTTCCTCAAATAGAGCAGCCTCATTATCGTCCATAGATGCTGTAATATCCTGCATTAGATATTCAAATAGCATCTTCTTCATTTGCTCTTGAGCTTCTGAAGTAGCATCTTGGCTTGTTCTAATAACTCTAAAATTGAATGGAAGTTTAGTTTCTTCTCCAATCAATAGATCTATCTTTGGTTTGATTATATTAAAATTCTGTGGTGATGCTGGAAAACCATCATCCTGTTTAAATGGATCTGTTACGTATTTCAAGTCCTTCTCGTTGAATATACTGTTGTATAAATCATAGTGTACTTGCATATCTTCGAATGTTGTCCGATCAGAACCTGCTGGCACTGTCTCTCCCATTCCTATTACGTAATCAACACATTTTTCTTGCCACTCCTTATTCTTTTGATTCATAGGGAGTTTTTGTAATGGAAATACTGATGTTTGATATTTCATAAAGCGCTTTTATAGATTAAATATTCCTTGATTATTTTCATTCTCAGAAGTTGTTTCGAACCATTCTTTAGAGAATAGAGGCCTATCAAAAAGGCTATTGTTTTTTATTTCTTTGTTTCTTTGTTTTACAGCCATATTATTTAATTGAAGTCTATATATCATTAGACATTGTAATGCTCTTACCCTGTCAAAGTTACCTTTGTCATTGTATTGTATAAGCTCTTCTAATAGTGGCTCGGATAATATTCTAGTAAGGTTCTTTCTCCCTGGAGTGTACTCCTCGTTCAGCCATTCTTTTATAAGGCCTTCTGAGTATATAATTATCTCTGTAGTCATGTGGATTCCCTTACCGCGTTGAACTTTACTGTTCTTTATTATATCATTTATTATATCTGGCTGATCTGCTAATAAATAGTCAGAGTGTTTATGTGTGAAGTATGGAAATATGCCTTTACGTTCGTTCTCATACAATAACCTAGCATTGTAGTATAGAAGTAAACTTCTAACATTCTCATAATACTCATTTGCTGTATCCGGTCTGCCAGTGTATTCTGCTACTATTATATCATAATACTCTTCAAAATTCTGAAATCGTTTATATATAAATGTAGAGCCTAATGAGTTTGTTCCAGCTTTATCATGATCATATGGGTCACATCCTGCTATATACAAACCATGCGGTGCATCTTTTACTGGATGTTCCCATATTACTATAGACCCAGATGTTTGATCGTTTTTTCCTAATGGATATTTAGTTATATCACCATTCTTTTTTATTTGCCAAGTAAGTACTCCATTTATATATGTTAAATCACCAACTTGTTTATGCGATTGCAGCTTCCTATTAACACGAATCATTGATAGTTGAGTCATTAACTCTTTCTTTGGAAAGATATTGCCAGTGAGCTCTAAACAGGCTTCTTGAGGCGTTACAGGATTCTCCGCTGAATATCTATCAATTGCTCTAGAGTCAGACGATCCTTCGATAACCTTATCCCTCTCTTGCATTGCATATGTGATGGCTTTGTCTTTATAGGTGTTTCCATCCCTATCCATATACGCTCTATTGCCATTATCGTCTAGGACAGACATATTAGCATACACAGGAACAAAGAATGCACATTGATTGCCATCAGCTCCCTCGTCCCATACATTGTTGAATGACTTCACGTTGTATCCTTTTGGGTTATAGAACATCTCTTTAAGCCCATCAAACCTACTCGAGTCGTCACCTCCGGTACCAAATGCAACCATTAAACCATATGCAACACCATCCTCTTCTACTGAAGGCCTAGCTATTTGCCATGCTTGTAGGATGTCCTTAAATGATCCAGCCTCCTCCCATAGTATAAGCTTACCACGTTTACCACGAGCACGGTTAGAGTCATTCTTAAGCGTTACTCCAATTATCTCTGATTTATATCCAACTTCTATTCTGTTGCCCATTTCGTCTGTAGTAACAATAGAAGCTCTTCTATGCATCTTAGTGCTAACGGCTTGTCTCTTCTTGGCCCATGCAGTGTGTTCATCTATAAAGTCCATTAAGTCCCATGCTTTGGTAATAAGACCATCACGAACCAAATACTCTGTCTCAGACGCTATTGCATATGATTTAGACTCTGGTACTAGATAGTAATTTCTTACTAACATAGAACTACCTTTAAATGAATATCCTTTACCACGAGCCTTTAAAACAACCATGTGTTTACCCTCATCCTCAGCTTCTTGTATACCAGAAAAGTAATAGTAATCATAATCATAGAAGTCGGGAAACTCTCTAGTTTTCTCTCTCTTCTTTTTGATTACACCATATCTATCTTTATACTCTACTTCTACAAGTCTAAGGATAGGACAGTAGTTTAAGTACCAATAATTATATCCACTTATCCAATCACCATCATCTGATGTATATCCATTTAGGCATCTATCTTCTTCTCCCTCCCAATACTTTAAATACTCTGATGAGCCTACTGGCGCAGAACAATAAAAGCCGCTACCCTGAAATCGGATAGCAGCCTGACGAAATTTTGAGCTAGATGTTATTCTTCTTTCAAAATCTATCATATTGTTCTATATTATTTTTCATTTAACCAAGCAGAGAACTTAGGAAAATTAGTTTGAAGCCATGTCTTCTTTACCTCTACTACAGCTTCAACAGCAGGAGTTTCCACTTCGACTGTTACTTTTGCTTTAGGTTTATGATAATGTTTACGTTTAGCTTTTGCAGGAGCTTCTTGTATTAGCTCTACTGTCTTTTCTGTTGGAGTCAATACTTCTTTAGTAGCCTCCTTTTTGTTTTTGTTTTTCATACTATTAATTATTAATATACTTATAATAACGCAATGTTATTTAATTTGTTTTTTGTAGCGTATTGTTTCTTACAACAACATAGCATCCTGGGTTGTCTTTATCGACCGAGTAGTATTTATTATTCATTACATATGCGAATGGTATTACATAGTCCATATTATCATCTGGTATTATTTGAAATGCAACAAATAAGTCCATCAAAATTTGGTCAATGTTTATAAAATCGAATTTAGCTTTTGTCTGCCTAACAAAGTGAAATCCAACTTCACATGGGAATTCAATATCTTTGAACAGTGATTTCAATTCGTCTACCGGGAATACACATGGTCTTGTCTTGTAGTAGGTTATCTCTTTCTTTGATACCGAGTAGTGTTGTATACCCATTTCCCTTAAGAACTTTCCCACTGTCT